TTAAATCGATTACCTCAGCAAATGTATTGCCAAACATATCTTCAATTGAAACATCTTCCTTTACATCTTTAAACTTTTTATGTTCTTTCTTTGCAGATGCTTCCATTTTCTTTAAACGTGTATAGTAATCGGGAATTTCGTCTAAATGCTGAAGAGCAATATCTCTTGCTAAATTATGATCTTGAGTATGCTCGTGCTCAATGGGTTCTCCAATTTTAAGTTGCTTTTCTATAAAAGAAACATCTAAACGATGCTTCTTTGCAATTTGTTCAACTGTTTTGTGAGATTTAAACTTTTTACCCATTGAAACATTCAATAATGATAATAATATTTATTCTTCTTTTTGTTTTTGCGCCTTTAATAATTTAGATAACTCAGCGGTAGATCCAACAAAAAGTGCATTTGTGACATTTGTTGGACCACTTACCTGTTTCGTTTCTTCTATATCTTTAAGTTTTTTCTGTAAATCCATTAATTTATCTGTTGCATCGGCAACATTTTTTATTAATTGTCCGGCAACTTCATAAGCTCTTGCTTGCTCAGTTTCTTGTGCTAGTTCAAGGATTCCATTAATTGCTTCTTGACCTTTTTCTATAATGGAATAAAGATTACCTCTAGTATATTCATAATCTTTTTTGATGTCGTCTTTTTTTGAAGTGGATTCCGTAGGAACAATTTCAGATTTATTAGACACTTCAATAGAATCTTCTACTATTTCAGAAGACACATTGAATACATCGTTTAATTTGTCATATTTTTTTGTCATTTTCATATTTAATTAAAGGTATCTCCAAACCCAAAATCATCACCGGGTTCTATTTTTTTATTATCATTAGAAGTTATTAATTTAATTTCAGATCCAGAAACATGTTGTGAAATCTTAGATCCATATGAACCTCTAGAAACGGAAATTTCATTTCCATTTATGGACTTAACTTGTATAGTTTCATCATTTATTGTTATGTAAGATCCAACATTTAATTGCGAAGAAGTGCTAACTTGCAATATATTGTCCAATATTTCTACATCTTTGCTTAATGTTGCTACAGAAACATCAAGATAACTTTTTGTTGCAATGGGTTCAACTGAATATGTAATCTCTCTTTTAGTTGAGGGGGAAACATTGCCAGATACATATCCAATAGAAACTTTTTTGATAATATCTTTGGATAGATTTGTTTCCGATATTGGACCAAAAAGATAAGTTTTCGCAGTAAAACTTAATGTGTATATTAAAGATCTTCTTGTAGAAAAATCGCCCTCATAATCATCTTCCATGTTTATATTATTAAGTATAACTGGAATATCTCTTTTTTCTCCTATTTGATCCACTAAATCCACAGTCAAAGTGAATCCTGGTTGGAAGTAGGGTAAAATTTGTTCAACTATCTGTAGCATATCATCATTTTGCTTAGTCATTATACTCAATTCAAATTCCATATTATATGGAACTGGCATATATGATCTTCTTAATTCTGAATTTGAGTCTTTAGAAAAAAATGTTTGAGTAGTTGTAACTTTTCTGGAATTATCATAATTCAACCCAACAAATTCAAATGACATTCTTGGCAAACTTATTTGAATTGGCTTATTTAAATCTGGTTCCTGCTCAAGTCTTGCCAAAAACTTTTGTGTTGGTCCATATGCCAAAGGCACTTTTATTATTGATACAATATCTCCAGAATCATTTTTATGATGAATAGAAATATTATTAAAAAGAGTTCCAAAAGAAATTATCGTTCTTCTTAATATTTCGTGATAAAAATATTCAAACATATTCTAAATTTATAGTTTAACTATTTAATAAAAATAAATTTTTCAAATAATCCCAAATGGATTTTTTTCGCTGAAATCTACTATTGAACTTGATTCCGATTGTATATTATCATTTTGTGCATATGGGTCATTTTTATCTTCAATATCTATATCTTGTATTTCATATGATGCGCCAGATTCTTGTCCTACTAAATTTTCACCCTTCTTAAATGTTCCATTAACATTATATAATTCTAGTTTTCTTGTAAATGCATTCCAAGTTTTTACTCTCGCTCTAAAGCTAGTTGCACTTCCAACAACTATCTCATTATTTGTATAAGTTCCAACCCCAACCATAGAAGGAGGTTCAATAGTAACTATTGGTTGAATGAATGTTGGAGAATAATTATATCCCTTACCGCCATCTAATATTCGTATTTCCGATACACTTCCATTGTTTATTATTGCAATTGCTTTTGCGGTATGTCCTATTACAGCAGTATTTAAAGTTACTTCTGGTGCTGTTGCATATCCAGATCCACCAGATGTAACAGTTATAATTCCAACTACACCATTTTCGATTACTGCTGTTGCTGCAGCACCAACTCCTTTACCACCAGAGAACATAACTTTTGGTGGAGTTGTATATCCATATCCAGATCTTACTAATGGAACTGCTTGAACCCTCAATAAATTTCCATCAGGTTCGCATATATCAACAATTCCACCAATCATAGATGCAATACCTACGGCACTTCCACCCAACAATGGTGAAGATGATATTGCAACATTTGGAGAAGTTGTATATCCAGATCCCCTATTAATAACATCAATAAATCTAACTCCACCATTAAACGCTGATGCTACAGCAGTTGCAGTAGATCCAACTCCTACCATGGTTAAAGTCTGAATATATCCAGCATCATCAACATTATCATCTATGTTATCAATTCCAGTGTCAATAACTTCATCTTCATATCTGAATAATTGACATCTCAATTCATAGACATAGTTTTTTTGCAATTGATAAAATGGTTTTTCATGTTCAACATAATTAATTTCAAATAATCTATCTCCCAAAGGAAAATAAATTAAATCTCCTTCTTTTGGTCTAGATGTTAATCTGTAATTATCTGTATTTCTTATTAGAGGAGTTATATATAATTCAAATCTTTCTTTAGATACGATCAAAGTTAAATCATCTAACTCTTGTATTCCAAACTTTGAAAGAATGGTTCCTTGACCGCCATACCCTTCATATGAATCTACATATGCTTCTAAAGGATATGCATTATTGAACTTTGATTCAATTACTTCTCTAATTACGGATCTAGTTGTAATATATGATCTAGGTATATAGTATATCTCTACACCATGAATCTGTATAGATTCATTTATTAAATCTTGAACTAAGTTTTGTTCCCCTTTAGAACCTTGTATAAAAAATGGATTTAACATATGATCATCCTATCATATCTAATGGTGGAAGTTCATATGTCGATGACATCTTATCTAATATTGCATCCAATTCTCTCTGGCCATCATCATAAATTTGTCTTCCGTTTAACTCAACACCACCTGGAAGTTTAACTCCTTGGAATTTGATTAAATTCTGACCCCACTGCCTTTTAATTAATGCAGTCAAATATGGTTTTAAGAAAGAATCATTCCAAACTCTTCCATAATCGGATGGATCCAACATTCTATAACAATCTACAATTATATACTCACCAACTCTCAAACTTGACCAATCAATATCCAAATATAATCTGTCTTGTCTTTTATTAAATCTTATTTGTTTTTGCGTAGTCAATAACCAATTAATATCTTCCAAATAAGTTTTAACCATTGAATAAGTCAATAATTCTGTAGATCCCCAGTAATAAATATCATTTAAAAACAACTGATATTTAATACTAAACATTCCACTTGAAATAGAATTCGATCCCTCAAACTGCATTATTTTATTGATTCCAATTATATGTGGAGGAATTGGAATATAATTGCTGTTTTCGTAAAAATTAAAAGTTCCTATTGGAGAAGATGCTGATGTAGTTGAAACGCCTACACCAGTCAATCCCTTTGCTCTTCCTCTATCTATATCTTCTTGAGTTACTTGATATTTTAAATATGTTTGATAAACACCATCAAAATGTCTCTCTTGAAATATCTGTACAGCATCATCTACTAGATCTTCAATTTGTTCTTGCGCCACATTAACTTCTAAAACTGGTGCTCCCAGTTTTCTTAGGCAATAATCAATTAGTTCTTGTCTTGTAGATGGTTGTGCCATTATAGTCCTGCTATAACTTCTTGTTGTTTGAAGTATAATTTAACATAAGATTTTGCAATATCTTTAATTTTTTCAATATCACTTATACTATCTATTTCTCTTGAGATTTTCTCATATTCAAACATTTTTCCAATATTTTCTAAAGTAATATCATTTGGATTCATTTTTTAGGATCTCCATAATATATTTTATAGAATCTTTTATTTCTTTTATTTCATTTTCTATATTTTGTATTTTTTCTTGTTCTTTCATTTTCAATTCTTTTGCTAAAATATAATTTTTATATTCAATAGCATCAGTATTGATAATTGCTTTAGTGTTATCATCCCGTATATAATTTGGATAACCTTCGACTCTATTGATTCTCATTTTATGCCAGTGCAATAACTCTAAGTTGTTTAAATCTTGGAGGATAAACTTGTGTTTTGGAAGATCCGTTTAATTTTATACTAAAATATCTAAATGGTGGTAATGAATCTATAGTAAATTCCAGATCTGTATAAGTTATATTTTCATTTTTAAATCCTAATGTATCAACCTTTGAATATGATTTATCAGGTCTTCCATCATTTGCGGATAGATCTATAATTGTTCCGTCTGCCGTTAAGTTACTATATCCTGGGAATGGATAGTAAATTGGTTGTTCTTCTGGGTCATTTAGTAAAGCAAAAAATGCTCTCACATCACTGTATGTATTTACATATGCAGCGACAAGTATTTTAATTGAAGTTGCCGGTGTTTCTAATGATATTGCATTTGTTGCATAGACAAAAGCAGATGGATCGCTTTCCAGAGAAGATACTCTATTATCGGTTACATAATTTTCTATTGGATCATTAATTCTATTAGTTGTCAAAATAACTGCAGTTCTATCCAAGTCAATAACTGGAGATAGATATGAGTTTGTGGTATTCAATTCCAAATTCATAGTCAATGATTTGTTTCCTGGAAGATTTCCCAGTTTATCGACTTCATTAATTCTAGAGCAAATCAATCTAGGAGAAGAAAGATAATTTGAAGATCTTAAATTGACAGTTTCAAATCCTTTATCAGAAAAAGATGCTTCCGTTCCATCTACACTTGTTCCAGAAACAGTTCTCGCTGTGGCATTAATACTTGTACCAACTAAAGTTAAAGTTTGAATAACAGGAGTCAATATTTCATATTGAATATTTTGTGTTGCTCTTATTATTGATCCACCACAGGATTTTTCTTGATTTAGATACAATTTGGGGAAAGATGTTCCGACAGATCTATCAACTCCATTTGAAGATGTATCTATCTTTATAGTATAATAGTCTAAATCTATAGGATCTTTTACAGTAGCATCTACTAAGTTGTGAATTTTATTAATTCTTCTTAAGGAAACTGATCCCAATTCATACTTATATACTGAAACTCCCGCAGAATAATTAGACGATGTTGTTCCATCTACACCTCTTGTTATTCCAAGTAATTGTGGAGATGCTCCAGATACAGTTCCGGAATAAGAAATTATTTCATCTCCAATTAAAGCATATCCGAGATTAGTTGAACCAACCCCAACATTTTCAAATAGTTCAAAACCACTAACACTAGAAACATTTAAAAATGAATTGAAAGTTGAATCTATCGGAGAAGTCAATTTGACTGGACTGAGATCTGGTTCAACTTCGGATATTTGAACTTTATTTGTTGAAAAGTGCATCCCATGATTTCTATGCTTCACTCTTATGTGAAGTCCATCAGAAACTGTTGTTATATTAGTGGATAGTACATTTTGACCAATTCCTTTTAAATCCGATGCAATCCCAACATTATTAATATATCTTATCGTTTTTCCTATACCTGCTTCAAAATCTCCTTGAACTTGATCTAATATAATTTCATTTATTCCCGAAACAGAAGACACTGATAACCTTAAATTTCTACCCAAAGAAGTTATGCCTACAATAGGAGCGGTTAAAACATCTCCAATCTTATATCCATATCCTCCATTATTAAATGTCGCTGCTACAGCAACTCCATTTGTGATTGTTATGTTCGCTGTAGCTCCAGTACCGTCTCCAGTAACTGATGTTAAACTGACATTACCAAATGTCATTGACGAAGATGAGGGGG